TTATAAACTTTGCTTGTTTTTTAGAGACTTATTAGATGCCTTTAGTCCATTGTATTGCATATCCCAAAACGAGCTATATTCAAAAAGTTTTTCAAACTCCATGTTTTTGGCATTTTCTAGACCGTCAAAATCTCCATTTTTCATAAAAGTCATAAGATATCTGTGGTTGATATTTGACATAGAATACATTGTATTAGTTATTAAAGGGATTTGACTATCTGATAAGTATAAATCATGGTATTTTAGAAATTCTATAAAATCTCGATTAAAGTCATCAATCATCATAGATATTTCTTCTTCCGCAGTTCGTTGAGTAGAATATCCTAATAAATAAGGGACATGGACCCCAAAAAAGTCAGCAAGTACCAGAGCGGCATCGGATTTTATATCAGTTTTTCCATTTTCCCATCGTTGTATAGTTCTATAAGGGATTTTAGTTTCATCAGCAAGTTCTCTTTGAGTAAGATTATTTTCTTTTCGTAATTTCTTAATTCTATTCATGTAATATATCCTTTCTAAAGAGATTATAGCACAAAATGCCAAAAAAGGAGAAAAAAAGAGTTTTTTTGTTGACAAATGCCGAAAAAGGAGATAAAATGGCCTTGTAAAATAAAAAGTTCTCCAAAATTGGAGAATTACAAGGAGGTGAAACCAATGCTTATTACATTATCACTTGCTGAAAAAGTACGTATCAAGCGCGCAAGATTACAGCTAACCAAAAAAGCAGTATCGGAGCAGTTGGGTATTAAATCTCAAACTCTGACAAAAGTTGAGAACGGAAACTATGATGCCCCCAAGCGTATCTATGAGAGCGTGATGACTTGGCTAGTAGAAGAAATTTAAAGCAAGTAAAAAGCCGCGTACAGGCGACCAAACCAACGTACACGGCTAAGGAAAAATAACAAAACTCAAGCAAAGGCAAGGCGCGTGGTTTTGTTAGGTATTTAGCAAGGGGACAAACCCCTTTGTAAATAATCTCCTCTTATTTTATCAAAATTAGAGGAAAATGACAACTTAATTTATAAAAAGGAAAAATGGAGGATATAAATGGAAATTCTGTCTAAAGAAATACAGTTACAGGGTTTACAACTTCTTAAACAGACGCTTGAAACTTTAGTTGAGCTAGAAAAACAACGATCTAGTAAGTTAGATTTAATTTCTCGTAAAGAATTAATGGATCTGCTAGGTATAAGTGCTACAACCCTTGATAACTGGGAAAATCTTGGCCTTAAACGATATCAGACCCCGATGGATGGAGCTAAGAAAGTATTCTATCGTCCGTCAGATGTGTATTTATTTTTAGCAATAAAATAGGAGTTATGAAATGAAAATAGTTACTTTCAAACCAACTAAACAAATAGACGATGGGTTTTATATACCAGGCATTGACATTCTATTTGTCTCAGATAAAGCAGATGCCAAGAGTACAGAAGATGTAATTTTATTTATTTCAAGAAATGGGTTAAACAAGTCTTGAATGATATTAGAAACCAAAGCTACTATTCCACGGAGGAAATAGAGACAGCTATACAGGCCGTTATAAAAGCCTCTAACACGTTTATTGAGAACAAGTGGTAAATAATATTGACACATTAGCCAAAACCGTTGTAGAGGCTAAAAAGGGCTAGAGGAGACAATTAAAAAGTAAGCTAGCTAAATTTATACAGGAGGTAGAACCATAATGGAACTAGTCTACATGGACGGCAAGAAAGAGCCGTATACCACAAGCGAGATCATCGCTGAATGTGCTGAAGTACAGCACCATACTATTACACGCTTAGTCAGAGACAATAAAGCTGATTTTGAAGCGTTGGGAATACTTGGATTTAAAATCCATAAATTAGATAAGAGAGGGCAACCGAAAAAAATCTATCTTCTGAATGAGCAACAAGCTACCTTGCTGATCACTTATCTAAAGAATACCGAACCAGTACGGCAATTTAAAATGAACCTAGTCAAAGCATTCTTTGAAATGCGTGATGAACTTTCTAAACGCTATCTTCAAAGAGAACTGGAAAAGCCAAAGCGCAAGACCTTAACCGAAGCTATCAAATCATGGGAGAAAGCGCCCAAGCATGCCTATAGTACACTTACAAACCTACTGCTAAAGGGAGCGACTGGGAAAAACAAAGCCCAACTCATGCAAGAGCGAGAAAGTGAAAACGGTATTGACAGTTTAACAAGCGCGGAACTGACAAACTACCAACGTTTGGAAGATATGGCAATAGCGATGATTAACTTGAATAGGGTGTATTCAGAAATTAAAGAACTAATTTTTAAAGCATAGGAGTATAGAAAATGGAAAATGAATTTAAGACAGTTACAAATGCCAAAGGGTTAGAAATTCCTAAGTATCCCAAGGATTTTAAAAAGCTAGTTGAGATGGACAGACAACTAGCCGAATATCTTTGTATGAACTATGAGAACTTGGACAATGAAGACCTAGGCGCATTTCTTGAAACGGTGGAGCAGGGATTCAGCTGGATTCTGGATCTTATCGAAAGTAAAGATTTGCTTTATAGCCCCCAGACAGGGAAGAAAGCAAGAAAAAGACAATAAAAAAAGTCACTTGCTGATAGTTTGGCGACCGAGGCAAGCGACAAGATTTAGGGTATAGATATTTTTTCTATACCTAGATTATAGCATAATATAGCGGTTTCCGCTAGTACATTGAAAATAAAATAAGGTATGCTGGGAAGATTTTAAATTTTTTTCGGTTTAGGGGTTGACTTAAAGGGTACACCGTTATATAATAAAAGGGTACCCCAAAAGAAAGAGAGGTCAAAAATGGGGAAAACATTAGGACGACCTAAAAGCGATAACCCAAAAAACAAGCAACTAAAAATTAAAATGACTGAACAGGATTTTAATAATTTAGAAGAACTTGCCAAAAAGAAAAACATGACTAAAACAGATATAGTCATGCGAGGGATTGAGCTTGTAAAGTCTGAACCATAACGAAACCGCCTACCGTGTCACTTGTTTGGCGACAGAACACGATAGACGGCGATGCACCACAAATGAGGTACGTAAATATCTTATCATGCGTACTCTTATTTGTCAAACATAGAAATAGAGTGCGCTTTTTGCGTACCCAAAAATGAGGTAAAGAATGGGAAAACAAGTATTTACACAAGAAATACTAAGAAACATACAAGAAGAAAATGGAATCATCACAGTAGACTTAATACTAGACGCTTTACCAACTTGGTCAGAAAAAGCCATCAAGGGACGTTTATCAAATTGGCGTTACCGTAAAGTTATTGACTACAGGGTAGAAGATGGGGAATTTAGTGAGATTTTCCTACTAAAAAGCAAGCAGGAGACAAAAGAAGAGGTCAGTGCTGGTCAACGTTTGAAAATGGATTTATATTTTAGACAGGTTTTAGCCTTAACTGGAATCATTGAATCAAACACCAGCAAGGACAACGACAAGACCAAGGCGATTGAATTGCAACAGAAAGCAATGAGAGCAATACCAGACGACATATACAAAGAGTTGTCAGAGATTTATGAGTAAATAACAAAACGAAGAAAAACTAAGAAAACCGAAGAGCAGGCAAGCAATTAGAAAAGGTTTTGAAAAGCATAGAGTGCCAACTCTTTAAACTGGTACTTTCTCACGCTCTCAAACTTTGGCGAGTCTGAGCGTGAGGCTATGAGCAAGAAAAACTGTATAAGAAACAACCATTCAAAATCCCCACACTCTCCATCGCCAAATCTTGAGTGTGAGGATATCCTGAATAGTAAAAAGCATTAAAAAGCCATCAAGGCGATTACACAAACATAGAAATAGAGGTAAAAACATGACAGGAACAACATACGAGAATTTAACTAGACGTATAGACAGAATTAGCGCAGAAATGCGAGAAATTGGCGAAAAAAATGGGCTTTATAGTCTTTCGTTATTGGCAAATCAGACAAAATCCATCAAAGATGATTTGTCCTGTTTACTTTGGATTGAACTTCCTGAATTGAATGAAAGCCATAAAATCGAAGCGGTCTCTAAAAGCACTACGGGAATGTTTTTCGCCCCTGGTATTTTTGAAATGGACGCTATGCGACAAGCATTCTTTAAACGCCAAGCTAAGCACTTTTTTGAGAACGAAGCAGACCAACAGGCGTATATAGAACATACTGAAAAGGAGTATTTAGGGGCTACTGTAACCTTAAAAGATATTCTTTTTAACTCTAAAAATGGAACTCAGAAAGCAAATAAAAGTTGTCTTATAGAGAAGTTTGAGGAGGCAATGCAATGACACTAGACCTAGGCAAAATGACACAAGCAGAATTTGATGAAGCAATGGCTGACATCAAGGCAAGAAATCCAAACCTATTACAGTTCATCACTGATTTTTTAGATGGAAAGGTAACACCCGAAGAGGTGGACGACTAGTTGAATATGGAGCGAGCTGAACAAGTGGAATATATTAAGAATTATCAAGCGAGGGCATAACATGAATGAACTAGATATAAGTAACACACAGGCTGCTGTCTTAATCGTGATTTTGATTGGCTTACTGCTTTATTTAAACCACCGAGACCGCAAAAAAAGCGCCCAAATTGAGCGAGAAAACCAACAGACGATAAAAACACCTAGCGAGGATTTAAACCCTGAATATGGGCGATATATCCAGCTTGCAGGAGTCAATGTATGGGGAGGAATTGAATAAGTTTAACAGATAATCATAAGAGAATATTAAAACTAATCAAGTAGTAGAACAATTTTGAGGTAAAGCAGATGAAACTAGTAGAGTTTATTAAAAGCCACGATGGAGCAATTTTGGCTATTGAAAGATTGAAAAATATCTTAGAAAATGAGGAATTTATAGGAGCGTTAGAGTGTGTGACCGATATAGAAAATCATTTGAAATTGGTTGAAATTGAATACCTAGACGGAATGCAATATTTAGCGACAGGGGAGGAGTAGACTTGGCAGAAGAAAAGCGTTATTGGTGGTTGAAGATGGAGCATGATTTTTTTGAGCAGAAAGAAATGAAGGCTTTGAAACGAATGGCAGCAGGCTATGTATATACCACTATCTATCTAAAGCTATTGTTGAAAAGCTTAAAAAATAATGGCTCTTTGTATTTTGAAAGTATTGAAGATGATTTTGTATCAGAGCTTGCTTTTGATATTGATGAGTCTATAGATGATGTTAGTGCAGTATTTGATTTTCTAAAACGTAAAGGGTTACTGGTTGAAATATCAGAGGAGGAAGTTTCATTACCAGGTGCAGTACAGCGAATAGGCTCAAAAACTCAATCAGCAGTAAGAAAAGAGAGGCAACGGGCAAGAGAAAAAGAACCTAAAAACGTGACAAAGTCACGGCAAGATGGGACTTTGTCACAAGATGGTCACGTAGAGAAGAGTAGAGAAGAAAAGAGAAGAGATAGAGAAAGAGTAGAAGTAGATAAAGAACAATCACCCACTCCCTCTACCATCAATCAAGATTTTGTAAATCTCTATAAATCTTTTGAAGCTGAGACAGGTAAAGCATTGTCACCGTTACAGATTCAAGAATTGCAGTATATGCTAGAAGATTTTAGCCCAGAGCTTATCCATGAGGCGTTAAAAGAAGCTGTCAGTCAGGGTAAAGCAAACTTTGCATACATCAAGGCAATCCTTAACCGTTGGAAACAGGACAATTTATTGACGGTGGAACTTGTTAGAAATAGCAGAGCAGCGCGTGAGGCTAAAAAACAGCAAACCAATCAACTAGAGCCTACCAGCTATGAAGATTGGATACCAACACAAGAAAAACCATTTTAGGAGGTCAGAAAATGAAATCATTACAATCTAGTTTTGGAAATATTGAGACATTTAAACTAGACGAATTGTGTCCTAAGCATGAAATACAGCTAACACAAATCAAAGGAGAAAGACATGTAGTAGTGGGGTGGAATGAGAACGGAGAGGCAATAAAAGAAGTTCGCTGTATCCCACCCTATTGTGAACAATGCCAAGAAGAACAGAAAAGGCAAGATGAAGAAGATGCGATTGCTGATAATTTGAATGCTAAACTATATCTGCAAACTTATAATGTGTTGATGAGCAATAAGAGCTATGTAGCAGATGAGTTTAAAACTAAAACTTTTGATGATTTTAATGCTGTAACATCAGAAGAAAAGCGATTTTTAGAATTTGCAAAAGGTCAGGTACAAAAATATCTTGATGGCATGAGGGGAAATACGCTTATCACAGGAGGTACAGGGATTGGAAAAACACTTTTATCAGTTGCTATTGCCAAAGGTATAAATGAGGGGTATAAGACAAAAGGAGAACCTAAGAGTGTGCTTTTTGTAAGCCTAACCGAAATGATCAAACAAATTAAAGAGGGGTGGAATTATGGTAAAGGTGCAACACTTACAGAGTTTGAAGCTACTGAACTCATGAAGTCTGTTGATTACTTAATTATTGATGATTTAGGTGCAAAAAATGCTGTTATTAAACCTAAGAGCGATTGGGAGCAGGATTTACTTTTTGATGTACTGAATAATCGAGAAAATACTATATTTAATACAAATCTTGATAGCGATGAACTCAAGATAGTATACAACGAGCGGAATTATAGCCGTATTCTAAAAGGTCTTGAGGGTAACACTTTTAAGGCGTTCGGTATCAAAGATAAGCGATACTCAATTAATCAGTTAAAAAATAAGGTAAAGCAGTTAAACTGAAGTAATCGACTTACAAACCTAAACAAAAATAGACACTCTTCACAGGGTGAGAAATTGTAATGTAGCCTTTAATATGATAAAATACAGTTGGACTACCTAGATGATATTATCTATTGCAAAGTACGGCAGGTCGCCCCTGCCTCGGTCGTAGCTGTACAAAAATTGTGCAGCTGTTTTTAATTGTACAAAAATAAAAAGCCCCACGCTCTCGGTCGGCAAACTTCTGAGGGTGAGGCTATGAGCAAGAAAAAAGCATGCACGGTGCGCGCCTGCTTTGCATTCCCAAAATGGAACTCAAAAAAGCTCAAAAATGAGCTAAAGCACACTAAAAAGGGTAGTAAAGAGCGTTGGATAGTTGAAAATATCAGTTATATCAACGCTTTAGGAATACAAGTATTAGATTTACTTATCTTACGAGCTATTACTCATTTTTGAGTCACAAATCTGTTAAGCAAAAATGAGTAGCAAACAAAACTAATAACGGTTATACAGGAACTGAAGACTTTTCGACATTTTTGTCGCTCAAAGATAGCCCTAAAATGTCTCAGCTTACAACCGTACCCGTTTGGACACTTGAAATAAAGGAGAAATTCATGACTGAAAACAAGGATAATAAATTATTAGAAATGATGGAGAAAGGCTTTGTTTTATACTCAAAAAATGGTATAATAAAGTACATTGAAATTCCAGATCATGGTAGCATTAAGCTAAAAGCTCAAGATGGGCAGTTAGTTTATAAGGAAGTGACCACTGGAGAACAATGTTAATAAATACTGACTGGAAAAACCAGAGGTATGATAATTGAGTTTAACGCTCTTTTGTCATACCTCTTTTATTGTGTCGTAAGGAGGATAACATGACATTTACAACAATCAAGGATGATATTAAGGCTTTTGGCAAGAAAAAGCATGGGTACATGACTGGCTACATTGCTAAACAAGAGGAATTACATAAACAGTTACAAAATGGTATGATAGGCGAAAAATACGCTAAAGACCAGCTAGAGGCTTATAAGTTAGAGGGGGACACTTATTCTAGGGACACCTATAATAAAATTCATGCAGAAATTGAAAAACAGCATGAGCTAGAGCTAGAGGCATTAAAAGAAAAAGAACTCAGCGTAACAGCTGATGACGTGGCAGAGCTGACCTTGTTAGCTAGTATGAAGATGACAAAGGATGAATTGCTAGGTTATTTTGAAAAATACAAGAACAAACCTCTTGCTATTAAAAAACTTTGGTCAATTGCTGAACAATATCCAGAAATTGCTATCAACTTGGAATTATTCAATGCAGAGCAGGCGCTAGAAAGTCTAATCTTATTCTTTAAGCGGCAACTTTCATATTGTCATTACAGTTTGCTTATCAACGGCGATAAAATCCAAGCTGTAACAACTGAAATGGTAGTAAATTCAGATGCCCCTGAGCTTGACCGTCGTTTGGATGAGTATTTAAACAAATAGAGGGGCTAGCAACCCCTTTATTTTGATAACGAGGAGGTAATAGATGGCAGGAAATGAAAATGATGGCCTTACATCTAAACAAATAAAATTCATAGATGCCATGCTTACTGAGCCAACGATAGATAAAGCGTGCCAAAAAGCAGGGGTGTCAAGGGCAACAGGGCATAAGTATCTAAAAGTTGCAGCTGTTAAAAAGACATTGAGACTAAAACAAGATGAGATGATGGATAAAACTACACAGATGCTATATCTAGCCTCATCCAATGCTGTTTCTGTACTCAATGATATTATGATGGATGCCAAAATTAACCCTTTTATAAGAACTCAAGCAGCAAAAACTATACTTGAACAATCATATAAAACTCATGAAATTTTTGGAGTAGTAAGACAAATTGAAGAATTGAGGTTAGAAATTGAGGAAGTATCTAAAGGAGATCAAAGAGTTACAAGAACTCAAGGAATGATTAAGTAGTAGAAATACGCCTGAAGTTATCATCGTCGAGGGTAACGATGATCTGGGAGAATTTTTCCAAGTTGATGGTGAGTTATTTAGTGATATTGAACTTTTAGAAAACCTTAAAAAGTGGCGTGAATGGGAAGTGCAGGTTATCGTTGATGATTGGTGTAACCGTGGTCTAAATGAATATGAAACAGGAATCTTATATTTTCCAAAGCATGAGGATAAAATGGACTATATCCGATTTAACAAAGGTTTAGAACCTTTATATCACGCGCTAGATGAACCTTATACAACAATCTCAAAAAGTGAGTGGTTAAAGCTATTAGATTAATAATTTAGGAGGTAATCATGCCAAAGAAAAAAATCGAACGTATTTCAGTAATTCACAGAGAAAAAATTTTATGGCTCAAGTGGTATTTCATGAGAGATAAAGAAAAACCTAAGTATAGTGTTCTTGAGTGTAAAATGTTTGATGCTGCTAAAAATAAAGATATGCTAGCTTATAAAAAATACGCTACGATTAAGCAGATAACAGATATTAGGGTACAGACAAGTGAAGACGATATTTTAACGGCCATTAAAGAGGTCTATGTGTATAATCACATGAATGTTATCGGAGCTTGTCAACGGATATTATTTGTTAGTCAGTCGCCAGCCTATAACAAGCTGAATAAATGGTTTGAAACTTACTCAGATTTGTATTTTAGTATTATTCCATTACCGAATATGGGAGCGTATCATGAGTTGGTAGATATCTAGTTGATTGTATGATATAATGAACCAAAGCACAATGAGTAGTATATAGGGATTGCACCTTAATTGAGGAGATTCCGGTTCGAATCCGAGCTATTGTGCTAGCATCTAGGAAACTAGGTGCTTTTTGTTTCTATCAATTAAGCGGCTACTCCATTGCTGAATTAAAAAAATAACACCATGAAAAGTGCTATTTCCCTTGCCTGCTGAACTCGTCAATTTTATTACCTTTTTTGTTACCCCTCAAAAATATCCTACTTGTTTGTAACTTGTTACTTTTACTAGATTAGACAAAATAAGCTCTTTAAAATTGTGCATTTTTGGGGTACTTTATTATAGGTATATAACCTTAAAAAATAAAATAGTTCAGTGAACTATTTTATCCCGAACCATGAAATTCAAAAGTTCGGCCGTTGATTTAACAACGTTTCTAGCCCCTCGGATTTTATCCGAAGGGCTATTTTTGTATTTAGAGGACAAAAAAGGGACAAAACTTTTTAAAAAATCTTTTTCATAACTTTATCCAGTACATTGATTGCTTCATCTTTCATGTTCTTTGTGACGTGGGTGTAGATGGAAGTAGTGACTTCAGAGTCGGAATGACCAACCCTGTCCGTGATTGTTTTTAAAGGAATTTTATTTTCTGATAAGATGCTAATAGTGGTGTGTCTGAAGATGTGAGGGGACAGATGTTTGGGAATTGGTTTTTTAAGGCGTTCGTTTGCTCGCTGGAGAGACTTGCTCAAGATAGAACTATGAACTGGTTTTCCTGTATTGGTAACAAAAATACGGTCGCTTTTGTGCCAATTCTTATCGGTTGTTTCGCTTAGACAATTTATATAGTCAATTGAAACAAGAACAAGACAAAAGAGCCTCGTAAAAGGTATTGCAACTTGGTAATACCTTTTTGAGGTGCTTTTTGATATGAGCCCATGTTTTCTCAATAGGATTGTACTCAGGTGAGTAGGAAGGAAGATGTAAAAGTTTATACCCAAACTCTTCACACAAGAGTTCTAACTTACCCATTCTATGGAATCTTGCATTATCCATAATAATAACCGATGGTGTGGTTAATGTTGGTAAGAAAAACTTCTGAAACCATACTTCAAAAAAGTCGCTCGTCATCGTCTCTTCGTAAGTCATTGGAGCGATTAATTCACCATTTGTTAGACCTGCAACCAAAGAAATCCTCTGATATCTTCTTCCAGATACTTTGCCTCTTCTTAACTGACCTTTTAATGAGCGACCATATTCTCGATAAAAATAAGTATCGAATCCTGTTTCATCAATCTAAACAGGTGCTAGGTGCTTTAAACTATTAA